TAAACCCAGGAACCCATCCGTGAGGCCACAGTTTGTCAGGCATCCTGGTATTATTAAAATTAAAACTTTCTTTCATATCTTTAGGAGCAGTAGGATCTACGTTTTCAGCACCCATGACACTATAACCTAAGTTATTTTCTGCTCTGTAAGAGTAAAGTTTCTTAGTTTCTAGGGGTAAATCAAAAAACTGTTTCATTGCGATAAACCAGTAATTTAGTTTGGTTCTGTCTTTAGGGGATAATGTGTTTTTAAATACAGCGAAGCCTACACTAGTGTAGGCTTCCTCTATATGCTTTAAATGATTTGGATCTTCAAAGTCTATTATTGGTATCATTACTGAGGTACCTTTGCATCAATACCTTCAACATAATACATCATGCTATTCAAATGCCCATCATCAGCTATTTCTCCAGCTTTCAACTGAAGTTTACCTGTGTTGTCTTTGATAGGACCTGTAAAGGCAAAATATTCACCTTTAGTAATAGCTTTTTTAATTTTGTCCGCTTCTGCAATTACATTAGAAGGCATATTAGTCCAAGGAGCCATTTGTACAACATCCTCATTCATGTGTCCAAAATAATCTCCAGTTTTCCAAGTACCGTCAATAACTGCTTGAACTTTTTTAATGTAGTATGGTGACCAATTGTCAATAGTAGCAGTTAACTGAGCTTTTGGAGCAAAACGAACTTGATCAGACGCTTGCCCAAACCCTAACACACCATTTTTCTGAGCAGTTTGTAATGGAGCAGGCGAATCAGTATGTTGAGCTACCATATCACAACCCTCTGCAATCATAACAGATGCTGCATCAGCTTCTTTTGGTGGGTCATACCAAGTGTTAACCCAAATGACGTCAATATCAACTTTTGGATTCATTTTCTTAGCACCTAAGTAGTAAGTATTAATCTCTCTAATCACTTCAGGTATTGGATAGGCTGCAACGTAACAAATTTTGTTAGTTTTAGTCATCATCCCTGCAATTATACCTTGAACGTGTCTAGCTTGATATAATCTAAGACCATAACTTGCCATATTTTTTGACTGCTTATATCCAGTTGCGTGTTCAAACTTCACATTTGGAAATTCTTTTGCAACTTTTAACATTGGCTCCATATAACCAAAAGATGTAGCAAATATAATATCTGCTTCTTTAGCCATATTTCTGATTGCTCTCTCTGCGTCAGGACCATATTTTACGTTTTCAAGGTACATGGTCTTAACTTTATCTCCAAAATGTTTTTCAACATCTTGTCGACCAATATCGTGTCTGTAAGTCCATCCATGATCTCCAATTGGACCTACATAAATAAATCCTACAGTTATTTGCTTTGCTGTAACTGTAAATGTAAAGGCAAATAGCATTGCTATAGCCAATAAAAAATTTTTCACCATACGTTTTTTCCTTTCGAGGGTGATAGGGCAGGATCGTAAGGAATACTCTGCCAAATTAAATTAAAAAACCGACAACTCGGTTATACAGCTCTCATTCGATCTACCAATCTTTGAGCGCGTTTTGTGACCTGGCGATACCATCTGCTATCAACCATTTCATCTGCGGCTGCGTTCCAATCTCTCGCATCCACACCTCTTTTCATTCCTTTAAATTTTGATAATCTTGGTCTACCCATGTTGAACATCATATTAGCAATGATTCTTTGTACCTCTTCTGGTAGAACACCAAAGTCTGGGTAGAGCTTAAAGCAATCAGCTATGACTGTTTTAACATCTTCATCAAATACAGAATCACACCTTTCTTTGCTAACCTCTGTTCCAACTTCCCACCCATACTCAGGGTCAGATTCGCGTACAAGATGTCCTATCCCAAAAGTAGGCAGTCCAAGATGATCTAAGTATATCTTTTGAACGTTTCCTTCATCGTATTCTATTTCTTGTCTTAATCTATCTATATCCATTATTTCTCCTTATAAAAATGTATATTCTATATCACCTCTTATTGTATCAAACCCAACTGAATAATCCTTTTCGTCAAAATTAAATCCTGCTAGATAAATATGAGTAAACCCTAAAAATTGTGCTAATACAATAGCATTTAGTCCAGAGGATAAACTGCTTGTATTATAAAAGTTTCGATAATCAAAAACATAACAGCGAGTAAAATCCTTATAATCACGATATTTTTGAGGTGTAGTAAATACAGGTTGTGTAGAAAAGCCATCTAACTTTTTCTTCAATATTTTATCTAATATAGGATCATCTTGTGCAAAAACAATATTTGCATATGGGTAATGTAAATTAGCACTTATGTAAAAATTGTGCTTTTTATGCCATGCTTTGCGCTTCGTACTCCCTGCTCCTACTATGCAGCACTCAAACATACTTTTTTCTATGATGAGCCTCTCTCTTATACCAATCAACTCTGTTTGCTTGAACACTCTCTCTTTCAACAAGCTGTTTATCTAAAGGCTCTTTCTCCATCCATGTATATTCTGACTTCCATTCTTCTCTTTTAAAAGGTATAACTTGGCACATTGGAGTGCCTGCAGGAATTAAATGTTTTTTCTCGTCTGGTTCCATATGAGTGTGTATAAAAGGTATATTAACTTGATTAAAATAACTATCTGTGTCTACTAAACCAACAACTGGTACAATTGGCAAGTCGAGTCGATTGAGAGGAGGTAAGAATAACGTAGAATATCCAGGCGGTGTTTCAATAATCCAAGGACTCATGTACTTAATCATACTGTAACCAGTCATTGGTGAGTTAGGAAATTGTTTAGCTGGGTGAGTTTCGATTGGAGGCCATCGTTGATATAATTCTTTCATTTTGTCATCTGAGTGCCAAATTCTAACTTCTTTCTCTGGAGTTTGATATAAAACAATATCTATATGTGTAAGTAAAGTATATCCTGCGCCCATAGCGTCAATAAACGGCACACACTTTTTTACTGTCCAATCATCTTCATTATATGGAGGAATTTTCTTAAACCATTCAGGAATAAGTTTTTTAGAAGGTAGGGGAGGTAGCACAAGTGTATCTGGAAAATCTTGTACTAAATGAAATTTTATAATATTTGTCATTGATTTACATAGAAATAATTAATTACCATCCAAAATAACTTGGATCATCTTCTAACATACTTTTGCGACTTCGGGGGTTGCTTTGTTGAGCCTTTTGGTCCTGCCCAATACACTTTATTAGCCCAGTAAGCAGCTGACATGGGTCCTTTCGCAATGTTTTTTGCGTGTCGTGCCTTGAAGCTCTTACGTGCCGCTGGGCTATAGTTATGCCCCATAGAACTGTCTCCAAAATGGATAAGTTTAATTTTATCGCCTTTTTTTGCAAGTACCATACCCTTTTTTTCAGGTCTGTTAGATCGTCTTGGTTTATTGAATCCAGCAAAAGTAGTTCCTCTATATTTAATTTTTCCGCTAGGTAGTCTCTCTACCCCAGGGTATTTACTCATTAGTTCTCTCTTTCATAAAAATCTTTTGTAAGGGATAAAAACTTTTTCTCAGCTTGAAGATTTTTATGATACCACATTCTATGTAGAATCGCGGCATCATTGAACGGAATATTAATATTCAAATGATTGTTAATTTTATCAATAACTTTTTTATCTAAATGTTCTGTGTCTAAAAATTCTGCGTCTAATCTCATTATTGAGGGTAAATGCTTAAGAATCTTAGTTCTATTTAGAGATACACTTTTTAAAAAGTCTTCAAAACTAATTCCATTTAAATTACTGTTCAACTTAAAATAGTGTTTTAAACACGCTTCTGGAGTCCTATCCAAAAAAATTGTTTTTTTATCCACGTAATCATCATAAGTTCCTGTTAATTGTACTTTGTTTTTATATTTATGTAATAATACATCGTCATTATGTAACAGTTGAACTTTATGATTCTCAAGTACTCTACGCCATTTTGTTTCAAGGGTAATCCAAGTGTTTAACCATTTATTTCTACCGTAAGCAGTATTAGCAATGCCGCTTAACTTGTTTTCTAATCCAGGAATTTTATATTCCTCAGCTAATAAAACAAGCCATCTTAAATGATTAATACCAGATCCCAAGTATCCAAAAAGGTAAACATTATTTGACATATTGTCTATGAAAACTTAATCTATTTGTATTTCCACCTCTGTTGTATTCATCAAATTTATGTTTATAATCAATACCAAATAAAACTGTTTTACTTGGAGTTACGCCTACAGTATTACAAAAGTTATGCTGTTTGTCAATATATTTCTCTGTAATATAATCAGGTGTAA